AGGTGTTAGTTCAAGAGCAATGGGATCACTCGTTGAGCAAAATGGAAAAAAGATTGTTCAACCAGATTTGATGCTTTCTGCCGTTGATATTGTTGCTGATCCATCTGCTCCGGGTGCATTTGTAAATGGCATCATGGAAGGAAAAGAATGGGTATGGAATAATGGTTCTTGGTTGGAGAGAGATTTGATGGAAGCAAAACGAACCATGAAAAAGACTTCAACCAAAAATATAGAAAAAAAAGCATTAAGATTATTTGAAGACTTTTTTAAGAAACTTTAATGCTAAGTTTTAAGCAATATCTTAAAGAACAGCAAAATGCTGCAACTAGAACACTTGCAGCAGCCACTGCTAGTCGGGCTGTTGCTGGTGGTATTGATCCGCGAACAGGACAACCATTAATCAATCCAGAAACAAGACAACCAGTACAAGAAAGACCACCAACATCTTATACTAAAAGAAGTTTATTAAGACCTGGTGATTTGAGCAGAAAAGTAGGCGCTGGAGTATTAGATCCTAATCAATTACCTAAACCATCAGCAATGCCTTCTCTTGGAAGACAGAATAGAACACCATCAACATTTAGACCAGAATTTACACCGGCTGTTCCTCCTAATACGATGCAAATGGGTAGTCAAGTAGTAACAAGACAAGCAGCAAAGCAAAGACTCGGTGGGATTTACGGAGCAATTGGATCTAATGTAGTCGCAGGAGCAGTTGGAGCATTAGCAACTGCATTTGAAAAGAGAAATGCACGATTGGGACGTAGAGATACAAGTGGTAATAGAATTCTTGGTGCCGTTGATGCACTTGGTAGTTCTGATTCTGTTCAACGAGGAATTGGTGGAGCAGTAGCAAGAACCGGAAGTTTATTACAAAAACTAAGAGGTGCAGTATCTCCACCAAATGTTAGCACCAAGTTAACACCAGAACAAGAAGCAGAGAGAGATAGAGCAAGACTAGAAACAGAAATTGCACAAACTAATGCAACTCTACCAGTACAAATTACAAGACCTGGTTCTGTTATTAGAAGACCAGAACTAGGACCAGCAACAGATGCTGAAAAAACAAAACCAATATCATCAAACACAAATTTTGATGCAGAATTACAAAAAAGAGCAGAGTTACTTGGAAATAGAATAAACACACCTCAGTTTGCCAAAACTAAATCTGCTTACGACGCTCTACGACAACGAAGACAACAAACCACACTTAGCAATATGCCTAATCCAAATGCAAGAATGGCAACACTAGCACCCAATCCGCTGATGGAAAGCAAAAAGAAGCGTGACCACTAATTAAGGCTTAAAAAACAAAATTTACTAAATAACAATAGTTCTTATAGAGGACAAGAAATTTATGGAAAAACAATCTACACCAACACACGCCGCCAACGGTGCAGCCCCCCAAACCGCAGACGGTAAAACAGTACAATGGGACCCCTTTGCAAACTTCAATCCAAATGCAGCAGCAAATATGGCTACTCTTCGCCCAACAGGTGGAGCAAAAGCCAATACTAAAGCAGTTGCTGAGGAGGGGGAAGAAGACGAAGAGAACGAAGAGATGGGTGAATATGGTGCAAAAGAAATGCACGAACACCTAGACGCTTTGTTCAACGGTGAAACTCTTTCTGAAGAATTCATGAACAAGGCTAAGACCATTTTCGAAGCCGCAGTAAACGAGAGAGTAAATTCCCTTCGTGAGCAAGTTCTTTCTGAAGCCGCAACAGTAATTCAAGAGGAAGTCGAAGAAGCAGTTAATACACTTGCTGAAAGACTCGATGATTATCTTGGTTACGTTGTTGAGGAGTGGATGGAAGAGAATAAACTTGCAGTCGAAAATGGTATTCGTACCGAAATTGCAGAAAACTTTATGTCCGGGCTCAAGGAACTCTTTGAGTCACACTACATCGAAGTTCCAGAAGAAAAGTACGATGTCATTGACGGACTCTTTTCAGAGAACGAAGAACTCGAATCTTCACTCAACGAACAACTACAAAAGAACATGGAACTCGAAAAAGAACTTCTTGCTTACCAAGCATCACAAGTTTTCTCAAACGTTGCTAATGGTTTAAGCGATGTTGAAGTTGAGAAATTTGCATCTTTGGCTGAAGGAGTCGAATTCGAAAGTCTAGAACAATATGCAGAGAAATTAAATGTACTCAAAGAGAGTTACTTTAACTCTGCACCAACCGTAAACAATCTGGTAGAAGAAACAACCGACAAGAAGATCACACCAGAAGTTGGTTCAAGCATGAATGCATACTTGAGCACACTTGATCGTCTTGCCAAATCAAACAAACTCTAATTTCTAAACACATTTAAGGAGAATAAGAAATGGATTTTTCAAGCAACTCATCTTACGATGTGCTAACTGAGAAGTGGGAACCCCTTCTCTCTCACGAGGCACTTCCATCAATCGGAGACAGCTACCGCAAGAAGGTAACCGCTGTCCTCTTAGAGAACCAAGAAAAGGCTCTCAGAGAGCAATATCTCGTTGAAACACCAGCCAACAGCATGGGTGGTGGTTTTAGCGTTACCCAAGCAGCAGGAACCGCTGGCAACCTCGCTGGTTATGACCCAATCCTAATCAGCCTCGTTCGTCGTTCAATGCCAAACCTCATTGCTTATGATATCGCTGGTGTTCAGCCAATGACTGCACCAACCGGTCTCATCTTCGCAATGCGTAGTCGTTATGACCGACAAGAACCATCACGCGGTGGTGTCGTCAATAACAATGACAAACGGTATGGTGAAGCACTATGGAACGAAGCATACGCTAAGTTCGGTGGTAGCGGAAACACATCAAACGGCGCAGCATTCTCTGCAACCGGTGGTATCAACCCAATCGGTGCTAGCGCCGGTTCTGGTGATGCAAGCACAAGCAATCAATGGGGTATTCGCGATAGCGGATTCGACATGAATGCTTTCCGTGGTTTCCTCACCTCAACAGCCGAACAACTCGGTGAGTCTGGTGGAACCCAGTTCCGTGAGATGGCATTCAGCATTGAGCGTATTGCTGTAGAAGCAAAGACTCGCGCTCTAAAGGCTGAGTACACCACAGAACTCGCACAAGACCTCAAGGCTGTTCATGGTCTTGACGCCGAGAGCGAACTCGCAAATATTCTCAGCACCGAAATTTTGCACGAAATCAACCGTGAGTTGATCACTACAATTTATCGTGTTGCTAAGACCGGTGCAACTCAAAGCGATCTCACCAATTTCTCAACTGGTGGTATCTACGATCTCAACACCGACTCAGACGGTCGTTGGTCTGCTGAAAGATTCCGTGGCCTCATGTTCCAAATCGAGCGTGAAGCAAACGTAATCGCTAAGGAGACTCGTCGTGGTAAGGGTAACTTCCTTGTTTGCTCAAGCGACGTTGCAAGCGCACTCACAATGGGTGGCTTCCTCAACCTCGCACCAGCAATGACTGCTAACCTCGACGTTGATGACACTGGCAATACCTTTGTTGGTGTTCTAAACAACAAGATGAAGGTTTATATCGATCCATATGCCAAGTTGGGTGTTAACTTCTGTGTAGTTGGATATCGTGGTACATCACCATATGATGCCGGTATCTTCTACTGCCCATACGTTCCACTACAAATGGTCAGAGCGGTTGATCAAAACACTTTCCAACCAAAGATTGGATTCAAGACTCGTTACGGAATGGTTGCAAATCCATTCTCCGAGAACACTGATATCAATGCTCTTGGTGGAAACCAATACTACCGAATTTTCCAAGTCACTAACCTACACGGTAACACTGGATTCGGACTCTAATTAAATAACTAATTGGGGAGAGGATGGGGGAGAGTCGAAAGACTCTCCCCTTTCTTTTTGAATAAATAATATTATGGCAAAGAAAACTGATATAGATTTTGTTTCGGATATTTCTAGACCCGACAATAATAATTACCTTAGTTCAAATTACTTTAGGTTAATGATATCTCGGGCTCCAACGCTATCTTATTTTGCACAACAAGTAGCAATACCTTCTATTTCTTTACAAGAGTTAATTCAGCCAACCACTCTCAGTACAGCGATAAGCATACCAGGCAATAAATATGATTTTAAACCACTTTCTGTTAAATTTTTAGTAGATGAAAATTTAAGAGGATGGAAAGAAGTTTATGATTGGATTACTTCAATAGCCAATTTAACTTCAACAGAAAATACTATAAACTTTAAAGATAGATTTTCTGACATTAGCCTATATTTGATGAACAGTTCTTACAAAGAAAAGTTTTTAATCACATTTAGAAAAGCATATCCAGTAGACCTATCAGAAATAGCATTAAGTGTTCAAGATACAGATAATGTTCCATTATCGTGCGTGGCATCTTTTAGATACACCTACTTTGAGTTTGAAGCCTTGACTTCATCTTAAATTGATGTATAATTTTTGTCATGACATTTGATGAACTAAAAGAAATGGTCAAAAAAGATATTTCTTTGGATGAGACACAACTCGACAAAGAATCTGTTCGTACACCACAAATACACAATAAGTATCTTCTTTTTTTCATGGAAGAAAAACTATCCTTGGCTCGCATAGAAAGTGAACTTGAAGTTCTTCGTAAAAAGAAATGGTTATACTTTAGTGGCAAAATGACTGAAGAAGAACTCAAGGAAAACGGATGGGAGCAGTTTGATCTTCACATCATTCGAACTGACATGGATCGTCTAATCGAAGCCGATGATCAAGTTATTCGTCAAAAATTAAAAGTAGAATACCAGAGAGAAAAAGTAAATTATCTTGAAAATATTATAAAGATAATCAACAACCGACAATGGAATATTCGATCAATAATTGATTGGACAAAGTTTGCTAACGGGCAGTAATAAATACTGTTATGCCCGATTTAGTGATTGAACCTGTAAATTCTGTTTTTATAAAAGTAAACTGTGAACGAAGTATTGCAAAGGAATTAAATCAGTACTTTACGTTTGCCGTACCAAATTATCAATTTACTCCTGCTTATAAAAATAAAGTATGGGATGGACAAATACGCCTTTTTAATTTGTTTACCCACACAATTTATGCTGGTCTTCAAGACTATCTAATTAAATTTGCAAATGATAGAAATTATTCAATTCAAACATTAGATCATATTGACAAAACATACACAGAAGAACAAATTGCAAAATTTGTTGAAGAATTTATAAAACCAACAGCATCGGGAAAAAGAATAACAGCACATGACTACCAAATAAAAGCAATAACACACGCACTAAACAAAGAAAGATGTTTGTTGTTGTGCCCGACCGGGAGTGGAAAATCTTTAATAATATATTGTCTTATTCGATTGTTTTTAGACCGAATTAAACCAGATAAAAAAGTATTGGTAGTTGTTCCCACTGTTGGTCTTGTTTCTCAGATGTACAGCGATTTTAAAGACTATTCAAAAGAAAATAAATGGTCTGCTGAGAGATGGTGTCACGTTATATCTTCAGGTAAAGAAAAAGATACTCATAAAAGAGTAGTCATATCAACGTGGCAAAGCATTTATAAAATGCCAAAAGAATTCTTTGAACAGTTTGATATGGTAGTAGGTGATGAATGTCATTTATTTAAAGCAAAATCTTTATCTACTTTGATGTCAAAATTAACCGAATGTCCTATTCGCATAGGCACTACAGGAACATTAGATGGAACACATACTCATAAATTAGTAGTAGAAGGATTATTTGGAAGAGTTCTTCATGTCACAACTACATCCGATTTAATAGAAAAAAATCTGTTATCAAATCTTTCAATACAATGCATTCTTCTTCAGTATTCTGATAAAGAGATAGAAGAAACTAAAAGAATGCTTTATAAAGAAGAAATTAAATGGATTATCACAAATAACAAAAGAAATGCATTTATTAGAAATTTATGTTCTAATTTAAAAGGAAATACTCTTGTGTTGTTTAATTTTGTAGAATTACACGGTAAACCTTTGTATGAGAATTTTAAACATCATATAACTGATAAAGATATATTTTTTATACACGGTGGAACTGATGTA